TTAAACCATAGGGGATAACTGTTCAAGGGCTTTTTTATGTACTTTGTATAAATACACTCTAGAATATCCCAAATTATCGGCTACTTTATCCCACTTATAACCATGACTGTAATGTTCTATAAGTACTTTGCGCTGTAAGTCATTATCTAGGCTATTAATCAAGCTTTCAATTTCTAGCTTTTGACGCTTTAATTTTGCAATTTCTTGCAAGCTATCTTGCTCCAATCCCTCTAACAGTTCAGGAAAGTTCTTAAATTCTTCTCTATCACATTCTAAAAGTCTCTCCAGGCTCTCAATCAGCATATTTATAGAATGTAAGTTCTTAAGTTTGTCTTTGATATCCATGTTCTTATTGTAGCACTGTAAGCGATTGTGGTATAATATGAATAAGTTTTCTATGTGTGTTGTCCTGCTTGCCTGAGCGGGCTTTTTTTGTTTAAAAATGGTATAATAATTACATTGGCACAAAGCCAAAATAAATATAGAAAATGTTATGATATTAGTAACGTTTCATATTTGAGGGCTTGTGTGAGCAGGGCTTTTTCTGGGTCTATAGGTTCGTCCTATAGGCTTTTTTTATGCAATCTAAAAGCGGAACAAATAGAAAGTTAACTGATAAACAAAACACAATCAAAATAAGACTTTTCAAGGTTATATGACACCCCTTAAAAATCTGAAAAAATAGCGCGTGATACAAGCTAACACCTTGTGGTGGCTCTCCTTGTCCCAAAATAGGGGGCGGGGGTCATTTTTAATAAGCTTGAATGTAATTCATATGAAATACCTTTACCGCCATACGCGGGCTTTTAGGCGGGTTCTAGGACGTTCTAAAAAATTCAAAAAGGGAAAATCACGCGCAAAAAAGGGCGGCGTTGTTGTCCCCAAATAACACAATACCCCGATTAAAAATCAAGGGGTATTTTTGAACGCTTATACACCCGTTTTAAGCCTCCCTTTGGCTGTTTCTCGGACTTCGTTCGGTGTTCAATGTGATTGCTGATACATGCTCACTCTGTCTCTATGCTTGCTCTATTGGTGGCTTTACACTATGATTTTATTCCAGTATTTTCCAGTATTTCATGCCTACATTAAGACAAAAGAACCTTACCAATACAGTAAAGCTCTTGTGTTTGTTGTTTGTGTTAACTTGCTTATCAGTATTATACCATAACAAAAAAGGACAACGCCTAAAGCATTGCCCTTGTTTCCTCCAATAATAATATAGCATTGACAATCTCCATTTAGTTAGTTTAAACCAATCCAGCTAACACTATATCAGTCTTAAGTCTCTCAAGTTCATCACTTGATAACTCATGTTCAAACTCGCTAACCAAATGACTAACTCTGTTCATGTCTGCATGTTCTAGCTCTTTGTTAACCATGTTGTTAAAGTGTTCTTCTAGGCTATCAGCAAACAACTGTAGTCTGTTATCTGTTGGGAACTTCTTATCATAGTGTAATGCTGTTCTTGCTACCATGTTCCACACTCTTAACCGTGTATCCGTATCTCTGTTTAGTAAGTACAGGTCTAGGGAACTATCCTCATTCATTACCTTATTGCCAATCTCTAACAGTTTTGTGTGGTCAGCTTTGTTTAAATCTTCCCACTCCATACCCATAAACTGATAACGTCTTGCCTCATAGCGTGTTAGTTCTTTACTGCAATAGTCAAAGTATTCTTGTTCAGTCATTATCTGATACCTCCTCATACATAACTATAATTAATAACCATGTATCCATATCCTCATAAGTGCCATAAGTCGCTTCTTGGTATTTAATATCAATCACTTTCTTATCAGCCATGAATTCATTCACCCTGTTTTCAAATTCCTCATTAGTTTCATTTCTGTATTTTGGCAAATCCATATACTCGTTAAAGCCTATTTCAATTCGCTTGCGGTTGAATAGTTTAATTTTCATTTTGTTTTGTCCTCTCTGTTTAGATTGTATTATAAATCTCTTGTAGTACCCGTTCAATACCGTTCAAACTTTCACAAAACACTTTCATTTTTAAAATTTCTACCGCTGTTTGTTCAGATAAGCTATATTCTTTTTGTAGCTCTTTCATCTCGCAAACAATTAAATCTACATTCATTTTTTATTCTCCATTTTCTTATTTTCCTTTCTGATTTTTCTTATTTTTTAATCAAACGTCTTGGGGTAGTTTTTGGTTAGTTTTTAGCTAACCTGCTAAATCCCTTATGTACCAAGGGTTTTCGGGGTCAGATTAGGGGTTAGTTTTACTTTTTACTTTTCTTTCTATAAGAGAATATATATATATTGCTATTACTTGCTTAATATTTAATAACTAACCTACTAACCTATATAATAATAAAGTCAATAATACCAAGGGTTTGAGAGGGTTAGGAATAGGGTTAGGAGTAAAAATCTTTAATAACCCAAACCATGAAAGTCGTTGATATTATAAGGTTTCTGGTCTGTGAAAAAGCTAACCCCACTATTTTTCAATCAGTCCAATGCCCCAAATGCCTTTAACAAATCTATCACGGTGAAAGCCGTGAGGGTCTAGAACGTCATAAAATCCTTGGGCTACTGTGCCGTTTTTAGCTTTGTATTCATTGCCTGTATTCCTTTCTAGTTCTGTTATAACTGCTTTGCTGAATTGTCCTAGCTTTGGTTTATCTATGCCCATGTCCTCGGCAAATTCTTTAAGTTTGTTCCGTGCGATAAACATTGGTACGTGGTTGACCTCATGCCAACCGCTTGGAATATAGTAGTTTTCAACCCAGACCTTAATATAATCGTTGTTGTTCTTGTATTCCGTCAACGTCTCTTGTACTGCTTTAGGTTCTATGAATTTATCAAAATCAGCCATATTTAAAATCTGGAATAGTACCCATTCTAATAATGTTTTGTTTCTGATAAACTCATCTTTGATTTCAGGACGTTCTGTCTCACCGTTAAAATCAGCATTGAAAGGAATGATACACAAGCGCCTGTACCAACCTGTAGTTTTATTTCTAGCGCTTGGTAAGTCGTTACCTGAAAAGATACACAAGAGCTTAAAGCGTGCTTCTATTGGTTGCTTGCCTTTCTTATTGACCTGTACAGGGTCACCGCTGACAATACTCATGAGGTCGGATACTTCGTCAAGATATTTATTGGATATATCATCACCAATATTACATACTTTCCCCTCAAGCGCCCCCAAATAAAATTCTTTTCCGAATTGGTCGGGTTTTAGATTGCTTATGTTCTCCCTGCCTATTAAGTTTTCTAACAAGGCTTGAAAAGTTCCCTTACCGTTGTTACCGTCACCAACAAGCAACACCATTTTTTTACGTGTTCGGTTTGGATTGATAGCCTCATTCATAACCTGCCATAAGAGTGTTACAAGCTCTTTATCATTACAAGCCAACGTGTCAAGCCATTTATCAAAATCAAACCAACCACCTAAAATTGGCTTCTTGGCAAATGGATTGTAAGAAGTCTTAATTTTACTTGTAATAATGAATTTAGGACTAAACTTCTCTAATTGCTTTGTCTTGATATTATATACACCGTTAGCAACTGAAATATAGCGATAGTCGCTTAATGGTGGCTGTATTTTGGTTTCTGTACGGATATAAGCTATTAATTCATTGAAAAATCTATGAGAAGTCAGGCGGTTGTCATACTTTAACAATAGCTTTCTAAATATATCATCACTTGATACATAGTAACCTAGGTCTAAATGGTACATATACAACTTGCTAACGTCACTAATTGCGCCCTCTCCAATGAAAGTAAAATGACAATGCTTTTTCAGTACTTTAGCAACTGTAGATACATTAGGCTGTGGTGTAACTGTTCTTTGGTTTTTTTGTCCCTCTTTGATAATATAGGCGTTTTCTTTCCGCCACACGCTACCTAGCTGATACAATAAATTATATAGCTCTGCCATGGTCTTGGGTGGCTCTGTCTCTTCTTGCTCCGCTGTGATTGGTGCTGGCATAGACGTTTTTACGTCTGGCACTTTTTCATCAAGCTGATTTAAAAATTCGCTCATTCAGTCCCTCCTTAAAAATCGTATTGATTGTGTTTAGAAAGCAGGTATTAAGGTTATTGCTCTTGGTTAAGCTGGCATATAGCTGTGTGATTTGCTCGTATGAATAGCCGTTTAAGTAGAATAACTTAACAAAGACTATGAGTTCTTCCCTGCTCGCTATGCCGTACGCTATCCAATCAAACACAAGCCCTTGAATAGGCAATGGGCTTCCTGCTCTCTGTCTGGTTAGGTATTCATGTTCTAACTCGTCTAACACGTCCGCTAGCTTGTCTTGTACGCTTGCTATCTGATAATCTCTAGCAACCTGCCAACCGTCCTCTAAATAGCTTTCTAGGTTGTCTGTGGTGGTTACCGTTACCGTGATACCCTTATAGCTAAATGGCACTAGATAAAGGTCTGGGGGTTGGTAGTAGGTCATCATGATATGATTGTCTTTGGCTATGGTTCGTGTGGGATTGTCCTTTAGAAAGTTAAACAAAGGCAAAACCTGCTTATTAATTTGTAAGTTGATTAGTTGATACATTAGTCATCTACCCCCAAGAATGATAGTAAGTCGGTGATTTTGTAATAAACGGTCTTAGTATCGGCAATAGGAGGCGTGTAACGCTTTAGCCCTCTAGCTTCCCAACGTCTGATAGTCGGGTAAGTGATTTCTAGTCGTTCGGTTGCCTCACGTTGTGAGATAATTCCTAACGGGTTCTCCAAGCCCTCGTATCGTTCTAAATAAGTGCCTACCTTACCGAGAATACCACTAACTAATGCTTGCTCTGTTTCGTTGCTTAATAAATTGATTTCCATAACCTCATACCTCCAATTTCAAAATTTGATTTTTAACCCATGCTACCCTATCTTCTCGCTGTTCCAAGTGTTTAAATTCTTCCGATTCAGCAAACGTTACACGCTCAATGATAAGGTCAGCTATTTTTTTTAATTCTTTATCTGTCATGGTCTGTCTCCTTTACACCCAAAACATATCTATAAATTTCACTTTATCCGCTGGGATATTTTGCTCGCTCATATAGCATTTTGCGCTTGTTTTTTGCGTTAGTCCTTTAAAATATTCTTCGTTGTGGTCTGTGCTTTCTTCGATTTCCTCTGGCGTTACAGATACTTCAAACAAAGCATAAGCTTGTAAACCATAAAAGTAAGCGAACGCCCTTGCTAGTTCGTGAGATTCAGCAAGATAAACAAAGCCATCACCGCCAATCTTTAACCCCTCTTTTTGAATGCTAGGAAAGTTCTCAAATGTTGAATAGTGATATAATTTCATGTCATGTCTCCTTAATTGTAATAACGTCCTCTAAGTTGAATGTAAGCTCCATATCGCTCTTTGACGTGGTCTGCGCGTGTTTCTTCCTTAACTTCTTTTGGAGCTTCTACAGGCTTGATTTTGACCAATTCAATGCCAATTAGAATAAGAATAGCCATAATAAGCAACTGTGCCCAGATAGGTAAATTAATTTCTTGGTAAATCATGCTTTGACCTCTTCTTTCATGCCTCTTGCTGGTAAATTGTTAACTGCTCTATAGACAATATCGGTTGTAATTTCATAACCTAGGGCGTCCCAAGCCTGCTCAAAGGTTTCTGCGAAACCTGTATAAATGTTGTGGTACGTAATCATTACATTGGCAACAATCGTCCAAGCCGTTGACTGGTCGTACATTGCTTTAAAGAATTCCTCTGCTCTTTTTCGGTTTTCATCTCGTTTTTTAAAGACCGCTTTCTGTTCGTCGGTGTAATGGTCTAAACTAAATGGATTTGCTTTGTTTTCTACGCCTTTAAATTTCATAGTTATTTTTCCTTGTTGCCTTTCTAAAAATGCCTTAAGCATTGATATAACGCTGTTTCTATGCTATAATATAAACATAGAAGATAATCCTAAAACCCTCATAGCCTGCCCGCTGTAGTGTTTTGTTTTATCTAATATTTTTCAAGTTTCATTCTGGTTTGAGCTGTCACTCAAGCCTTTTTTGTTGCTCTCATAATTGAACCTGTTTCAAGGTATCACGGATAACACCGTATTCCATGTTCAGCTCAATTAGAGGGATAACCGCTCTTTCATAAGCTTGATATTTTGCTAGTTCCACGCTTGTTAAGCAATCTAGTCCCGTTTTACCGCCTCTATCCTCAATCAGTTTTTTCTTATTCTTACCCGATGATAGTTTTAAAAGTAAGTTGTTAACCGTTGGGAAAGCCATTGTTGGAGCGTTGTCCCATTTACTGATAACCTCGTTCAACGTTTTGTGTGTTGGTTTCTCTAAGGCTCGTTGAAAGCGAAAATTAGCGTTTTCTTTTTCTAATTCTTCGATATAGTCATATATCCAAGCTCTGAATGCTTTTCCTTTTTCTGTTCGGGATAACATACCAATTTCAAAGATACCTCGTTTATTGAACAAACGTGTTTCGTATTTCTTTCCGTCAGCACCCGACAATTTGTCGGCTACTGAAAACTTTTCTTCTTTTAGGTATGGGTTACGTTCTATCATTTTTTCAATACCTTTACGGTTTTTATAACCAAACCCTTGGGCTAACTGTTCGATAGTAACTAAGATTGCTCTATCCTTGTTCAAATAGAAGTCAATTTTAATTTCTCCGAACTCCCCTTTTTCTCGTTTAATAATTTCCATGTAATTCCTCCTTTATGCTTTTATTGTAATTTTGAACATTAGGGACTTTTTACCGTTTTTCTATAAATCCTCAATAAGCCAATTCATAACACTTTCATAGATACGCTTGGGAGCGTCATAGTTGCCTTTTTCAATAAGTTTTAATGTTCGTGGTGTTACATTTAACTTTTTAGCTGTAGCACTTTTAGTTAAATCTAAACGCCCGCGTTTTACGCGTACTTTTTCGGCGTGCTCTACTGTAATAAGCATGTTCTTCTCCTTTCTAAAAAATATAAGTTCTCATTAGTCGGACATTTTTTGTACGACTTTGAAAAGATTATAATACATTTTTTGTCTGTATGCAAGCATAAAATTTTAAAAAAAGTGCTTTTTTTGTCTGATTATGGTTTTATTGTGTTATAATTTAACCCAAGGAAGGAAGATATGAATAGATTAAAAGAGCTTAGAAAAGATAAAAAGATTTCTCAAACCACCTTAGCTAAATTGTTAAATGTCAATGAAAAAACAATCTCACGTTGGGAAAATGGTGAAAGTAATATTAAACCCGAAAAAGCCGAATTATTAGCCGAATATTTTAACGTTCAGATTTCTTACCTACTAGGATATAGTGAAACTCGTTACGGTTCAGAACAGATTACAAAAGCAATCAAGGAAAGTGTTTCTAAAAAAAATGAACAGTTGAATAATGAACAACTAGAAAATACCTTGAAAATTTGTGAGGTAGCGAGCTTTTTGAATATGGATTTAGAAACAATAATTGCATTGTATGACTATAATTCAAGTAGTGATTCACCCGTAGAAACTCTAGAAGATTTGCTAGGTTTCTTTCAAATGACAATTAAAGCTTATAATGAGATTTATTACGACCTCGGTCCTATTGACGGTAACAGTATTGGTTTTATAGTAGATAAACTTGAACAATATGGAGAAAAATTACAAGATTATCTAGTTGAAGAAAAAATTAAAAATGATTTTTATAGTACGACTGGTTATCCTTTGTCGCAAGCCACGGTTATACCTGCCGAAAAAGTGAAAAAAGAAACTGAAAAAATGGTATCAGATTTTAATACTGATTTTATAGAATTCTTAAAATATCATGATTTGTATTTATCAAATACTGAGATTGAAAAAGTTAAAAATATTATGTATACGTATAGCAATGCCAACGACCTCTATTTAAGCTCTTTAATAAGGGATAAAAATCTTAAAGAATTGCGACAACAAAAAGAAAAAGATTTCTCTGAATTATTTAAATATAGCTCGCTATGGGAAATGAATTATGAAAGCTTAGAAAAAAACACCCCAACCAATAACGATTAGGGCGGATATTATTTACTACCGTGCTATTTTGAATGGTTCTACACTATGATTTTCTATGATTTCTAACCTGTCCTAGATATTACATAGGTCAGCAATCTACTACTTTTTACTACATTCTTAAGCTTATATGCTCACATTTGCAACTATTCCAAATTTCCCAACGTTGGGAAAAATGATTTGCTACTATGCTGTTTTGTCCAACATTTTCCAACATTTTTCTGATATGGAGTACCGTTTTGTTACGTCATATACTAGGATTTTCTCGTATTTTCTAGTAGTTTTGGTAAGGTTGGATTTTAAATCCAAGTATTTCTAACCTGCTATCACAATTTAGGACTACGGTTATCCCAACATTTTCCAACAAAAAACTGGTTAAGAACTTGAAAAAACCTGACATATTTCAGCTATAGACCTCAAAAAACCTCAAACTCTAAAACCTTTATAGCCTGCCTGCTGTAGTTAAAGAGGAGAGGTTACAAATGGCAAATATTAAGAAAATCACAAAGAAAAACGGTACTACTGTGTACCGTGAACAAATCTATCTAGGTACTGATTGCATGACTGGGAAACAAGTCTATACAACCGTTTCAGCACCTACAAAAAAAGAACTCAAACAAAAACGTGAGTTCAAAATAAACGAATTTAAAGAAAATGGTTTTACCCGATATAAGAGTGTTACTGTTAAGAATTACCGTGAACTAAGTGAGTTGTGGTTGAAAAACCATAAGTTGGAAGTTAAACCACAAACATATAGCCAAACAGTTAGCGAACTAAGAACGCACCTTTTACCTGTTTTTGGCGATATGAAAGTAGAAAGAATTACGCTCCCAATGATTCAAGAATTTGTTAATAAATTAGCAAGTAACGATAAATTGGGGCGTGTTTCTTTTAGGATAATTTTATCCATTAATAAACGTATTTTAAAATATGCTGTTAATTTACAAATAATCAATGTAAATCCTGCAGATAATGTTATCGTACCTAAAAACAAGAAAAATATTTCCAAAAAGAAAGAACTAAAATTTTTTGAGACTAGCCAATTGAAACAATTTAAGGACTACTTGGATAGTCTCCCAAACACCTTTAAAAACTACTATCATAAAACGTTATATCTAACTTTACTTTCCACTGGTTTGCGTATTGGGGAGGCTGTAGCCCTTGAATGGTCTGATATTGACTTAGATAATGGTTATATTGACGTTAACAAAACAGTTGCTTTTAGTCGTATGGAAACCAACAGTACTAAATCTGAGGCAGGAAATAGAAAAATTTCAATTGATAAGAATACCGTTCTAATGCTACGCCTTTATAAAGCACGTCAATATCAATGTTTTATGGAACATGGATATGGTGCTAAAATGGCTAAATATGTATTTTCAAATGGTTTCAATATTTATCCTAACCGCACAAACTTACAGTTAGTACTAACAAAACACCTAAAACAAGCTGGTTTACCACGTTTTACATTTCACGCCTTTAGGCACACACACGCTAGCTTATTATTAAACGCTGGTATTAGTTATAAAGAATTGCAACACCGTTTAGGTCATTCAACATTAGCCATGACCATGGATATCTATAGTCACTTGTCAAAAGAAAAGGAAAAAGACGCCGTCAATTTCTTTGAAAAGGCTATGGCAAATTTATAA